GCACAGGCGTGATGTGGAGCTTGCAGCCGCCGCAGGTCTTGAGCGTCCAAAGCCAAAGAACACTAACAAGCGATTAGTCGAGCAAGTAACCAAGGCACACAACAGTCGTGAGCATCGCTTAAAGTCTCTTCGCATCATCACACAGAAAAATGGCTTTAGCTCTTTGAACTTCGGTACTGCAAACACAAAGGTAGCCAAAGCACAGCGAGAGCTGCGAAGAGTAAAACTATCTGCACCAATCCTCTCTAGTGTTCTCAAGGCCAGCGGTGTGTTCGATAGGGAGCTAGAGGTAGTCAGTAAGCACAACAGAAAATCAGTCATTTGCCTAACAGAAGAGGCCTTTGCAGCAATGGAAGCCAATGCAGAGCGAATGGCGTGGATGTCTCCTATCTTCAAGCCCATGCTGGCACCACCGCAACCATGGACAGCCTTTGACACTGGGTGTTATCACGATGCTGACCTTGCCTCTATGGTGCCTCTGATCAAGAAGGCCTCCCACAGCCAACAAGAGGCCGTTACACACCAACTCTCACACGGTGTGATGCCAAGGTGGGTCAGAGCGCTAAACGCACTCCAAGCCACTCCTCTGGCTATCAATGAGCAAGTGTTGGAAGCTGTGCAGTGGTGTTGGGACAACAAGAAGCAAGGGCTCAACAAGTTTCCTAGACACTCGCTACCAGAGCGGCCAAGGTTGCCAGCAGATTGGCAAGCCATGCCAAAGGAGAAAGTAGCTGCCATCAAGGCAGAAGTCCGAAAGCACATCAAGCTATCGATGCGTGTGAAGGGCTCTGCTGTGGTCATGGAGCAAGACTTACAGACAGCCCGTGAACTTATAGCCTATGAGACTGAGGGCTTTTACATACCGTGGCAGGTAGACTTTCGTGGGCGCATGTATCCTGTCAGCAACTTCAGTTACCACCGCGATAGCCACCTGAAGGCCCTCTTCTGCTACAAGCGCGGCTACCTAGTCGAAGGCAACAATGCTTACTGGCTCAAGGTACACTTGGCCAACTGTGGTGACTTCGACAAGATCAGCAAGCAACCACTAGATGCAAGAGCACAGTGGACCACCAGCAAGCACGATGAGCTGTTGGCTATTGCTAAGGACTACCAAGGCACCTTCGATCTGTGGTCATCCGCAGACAAGCCCTTTGAGTATCTGGCGGCTGTGTTTGAGTATGCAAGGTGGGTCGAGGAAGGTGATGCTTTCGTCAGCTACATTCCCTTGTCACACGATGCCACAAACAGCGGCGTTCAGATTTACTCAGGCTTAAACTTGAGTGAGACTGAAGGCGCTCTGGTAAACCTCACACCCTCCCATCAAATGGCAGACATCTATCAGACAGTAGCAGACAAAGTAGTCGAGGAACTGAATGCTCTGGATGATGCTGTGAGAGCCACAGTATTCAGTAAGCGCACAGGCACAACAGTCGGTGAGCTGGCAGATCGATGGATCAACTTTAAAATAGGCCGCAGCCACATGAAGAGGGCCACAATGTGCTATGGTTACTCAAGCAACAATGTAGGGATGCGTGGTCAGTTCATGGAAGACCTAATGAAGCCTGAGCAACTGAAGGTGACTTATGGTGAGATCGACAGGCATCCGCTGCATGACACAGAGCAAGGGCAATTTGAGTGCGCATGGTTCATGGGTGATCTGGTCTACAAAACAATCAGCAAGGTTCTTCTGAAGACTGGTGAAAGCATGGTGTATCTACAGGCAGCAGCAAGAGCTGTGGCCGAAGAGAACAAGACCATGAAGTGGACTACAGACAGCGGCTTCCCTGTGCACATGGACTACCGCAAGACAAAGCAAAAGGAGATCAAAATCTTTTTGTTCGATAGGGCAGCACAGGAACGCAAGAGAACTAAGGTCACACTTCGAGAGGACACAGACCGCATTGATGTAGCTAAGAGCTGCAATGCAGTTGCTCCTAACTTTGTGCATTCACAGGATGCTGCGTTGATGCAGAACTTCATCTGCAACCAACTGGACGCAGGCACAGCCGAAGACTTCTTCATGATACACGATAGCTTCAGTATCTCAGGAGATGTGTGGGACTTGTCTGATGGCGTAAGAAGTACGTTTATCGATATGTTCTCAGGCGATTGCCTCTTCAGTAAGTTTGAGGAGGAAGTCAGGCAGCAACTCAATGACCCAAGCATGGCCTTTGGATCAGAAGACAACCCTATCACAATTCCATCAAAAGGTTCTCTTGATCTGGATGCAGTAAGAAACAACGAGTTCTGTTTCAGCTGACCTTCTGTCACTTCACCAGAGGAACCTAGCGGCCTCCCAGCTGTGTTTCCTCCTTTACCTCAACAACTGGGGCTGTCTTCGGATGGCCCCTTTTTCTATACGTTCAAAGGAACAACAAAATGGCAAAAGTACACAAGTTCACGACACCCGCAGGCAATGCAAAATACCCCCACCTCAACAGCCCAGACACAGCTTTTGACACGGATAATCCAAAATATAAGACAGAGATACTGATGTCTGAAGATGAGGCAGTACCACTAATTGCACAGATCAAGGCAGCAGCAGCCGAGGCTTTTGGTGTCAACGCAAAATTCCGTATGCCAGTCACTAAAGACGAAGAGACCGGGCAAGTGTCAATCAAGGCGCAATCCAAGTACCAACCCAAGTTCTATGATGCCCAAGGTCAAGTCATTGTGCCCAGCGCTCTGCCAAAGCTAGGCGGCGGCTCAACAATCAAGATGGGTGGTGTGTTCAACTGCTACACAGTCAGTGGCTCCAAAGGTGTGAGCCTGATGTTGGACAAGGTGCAAGTGATCGATGTGGTCAATGGCTTCGGTGGTGACGATGGTGGCTTTGAGGCAGTAGATGGCGGCAGCTTCACTGTGGAGCACTTTAATGAGCCCACACCAAGCACTGGCGCTGTAGTCAATGGCGACTTTTAACCGGGCAAGGTTCCGTGGCATAAAAGCTGGCTACCGCTCAGGGCTCGAAGAAAGCATCTCGAAGCTACTGACAGATGAGGGCATTGAGTTCGAGTACGAGGTGGACAAGATCACCTACGAAATCCCTGCCCGTGTCGCCAAGTACACACCAGACTTTAAGCTCTCTAAGCCCGGTGGCTTCTGGTACTTAGAGACCAAAGGAATATGGGCAACTGCTGACCGTGCAAAGCATGTGTTAATCAAAAAGCAGTCCCCAGAAATCGACATCCGCTTCCTCTTCAGCAATGCGCAAGCGAGGCTCTACAAGGGCAGTCCCACTCGCTACAGCGACTATTGCAACAAGCATGGATTTCGGTGGGCGCACAAGACTATGCCTCCAGACTGGCTGGACGAGTGTCGCCAATAAGCGAGAGCAAAGGGCTGTCTTCGGATGGCCCTTTTTCTTTAGACACAAAGGAGAACGTAACATGAGATACGGTTCAGTATGCTCTGGCGTTGAAGCTGCGACAGCCGCTTGGCATCCACTTGGATGGTCGCCTCAATGGTTCAGCGAAATTGATAAGTTCCCCTCTGCTGTACTCTCACATCATTACCCAAACGTACCTAACCTTGGTGATATGACCCAATACAAGGATTGGCCCATTAATGGACACCCAATTGACCTTCTCGTGGGAGGAACCCCATGCCAATCATTCTCAGTCGCAGGACTCCGCAAAGGGCTTGAAGACCCCAGAGGCAACCTTATGCTCACCTATCTTGCAATGGCTGAACAACTTAAACCCAAATGGATTGTCTGGGAAAATGTCCCTGGCGTCTTGTCATCTAACGGAGGAAAGGATTTTGGAACCTTCCTCTCAGCGTTGGGGCAAATCGGGTATGGGTTCGCCTACCGAGTGCTGGACGCTCAATACTTCGGAGTGGCCCAGCGCCGCCGTCGTGTGTTCGTTGTCGGATACCTTGGAGACTGGAGACGTGCCGCAGCGGTTCTTTTTGAGCGCGAAAGCCTGTCGGGGCATCCTGCGCCGAGCCGAGAAGCGGGGCAAGAAACTGCCGACACCCTTACAGTCGGCGCTAATCAATACAGCGGGTTCAATGGAGAGCCAGTAGCTCAGTGCCTTACAACACGCACTGGCAGCGCCTACGATCCGACAACAGAAACCTTGCCAATAGCCTTCGGCGCGCAAAACAGCGCCAGCCAAGGCGACAGCGTGTCAACGGAAGTCACGCCAACGCTGGATAAAAGCAAGACTCCAGCGGTGGCTTTTGCGATACATCCACATTCAATAGGTCGCAAACCAAATGCGGGGCCTCAAGGTAGGGATCATCTTGACGCAGAGCAAGCGTACACCCATGACGCAAGGGGCGTGGCGCAAGCAGTCGCAAAAGGTCATCAAGTGCGCCGCTTAACGCCA